GTGAAGCCGGTCAGTTATAACTCTCTGTCCAATAGCGCTACGTACACCACGTGGCCCGTTGTACCTGTTGCAGCCCCATATTCGTAAACTACACTATATTCATTTTAGTATGATAAAATATGTTTTTCGACAAAATGGGAGGTACATTAATGACTACTTCGAGTTTGATAGATCGAGAGTTGTGCCTGGCTGTGAGAGTTCTGGCCATATGAGTTGCCTCTGTAGGATAATGGCTATAGGGTTAAATCAATTTAAGGGATACACTTATGAATTGAATGTTGAATCAACTAATGTAAAGAGGTCGTGCCAAGACTTTTCAGCGGATCTCCTCAGTAAATATAGAATGGAGCAGGGACAAATTATGCCCTATGATGGAGATTTTGAGGTTGATCGATTCGTATCAAGGATACCTCCACAGCAGGATTTCGTCATGACTTCTACACAACTGAGGCATGCAATATTCCCTAGCTCAGTTGATCTCGTTATGCCCTCACCCTTAGTAAAAAAGATTTTTAAGGAGGCTGATGCGAGACATTTTGAGAAGTTGTGTGTTGAGCCATTCACTGTGAAGCAAAAAAGAAGGTGGCCTAGAGAGATCTGGGTAGATGATCCAAGTTACATGCCTGAACAACCAGAATGGAAAGCGTGTACGCATGGAGATAAGTGCAACTGTCATAATACTTGGTTCTATAGGAAAAACGGGATCCCATCTCTCCAGAGCATGGCACTGGCAAAATATTACTCGATGTACAATGCAGCTTTTGGGAGGACGTGTGGAAAGCTTCATGCTGTATCTGCTTTGGCAGATCTTTATCCTAATAAGTGGGCAGATGCGGTATTGAAACAGATTCGTCCTGTGCAGACTCCAGGTAGTAGTACAATGGTAGCGATGAAAGGAATGAATCATGCAATCGAATTATTGTATCATCATATTGGCACGAGAGAAAAATGGGGAACTTTAAACCCGGTAGTAACATTTGATGGACTACAAGAGTCCAATCTAGGGACTTCAGCAGGACTTAATATTGTTGAAGAGTTTGTGATACAGGGAGCAGTCCCCTTAAAAGTAGGAGCAAAAAAAAAAGCTGAAGTCTTCGAAGCTGATGTGATGAGTATCCTTGATTGGTTGACTGATGAAGAAGCAATTGACTTATTCATTGCATTTAATAACACAGGAAAGAATGAAGTTTACTATTCCAAAGACAAGCAGTATGACCCTGTTGCTTATGCTGCCTGGAGACATAAATGTCGACTCTTCGTGATCCCCAGTTCTATATTTATTCTGATGGAGAGGATGGTGAGTGAGCTTAGAATGATGCTTGAAAGAAGAGGGCCAATATGCGTTGGAATGAAATGGAGCAATGGAGGGATGGATGAGATAGCGAAGAAATTAAAAATTGATATATTGAACGAATGGCTTCACATCCTGGTGGAAGGGGATGTAGAAAACTTTGACCAATCGGTATGGGAGAGATTCATTGACTTATACTTCTCCTTTGGACTAGTTTATGATATACCTACAGGGCCAGACTACGAGATGAGGAAAAAAATAACGAGATTCTTGATTCGAACGATCGTAGTTAGACTAACGCATATGTTCGGGAAGATATGGGGGTTTAAAAC